CTTACGACTTCTCTATTAATCTCAGCAAGGATTTCAGATGATAGAATATTTGCTAATTCTGTTTCTGCATCCAAACCGTGAATTGCTTTAAGGTCTTGTGCAAGTTCCATTGTGTATTCAGCTTTTAGAGCTCTTGATTTAGCAGTTACAGTCGATTTCTCGATTGAAAATGCCATTTCAGCAAAACTGTTAGCAGATGAATCACCTAGTGCTTCAGCAGCTGCAGTTGACATACCTGTACCTGTTGTGAAAGTACCTGGTGAAGCGTCGTTTAATAAAGCTGGGTTAGTTCCTGAATCAGCAGTAGATGAAAAACCACCTGTGCTTGAACCAGCTTTGTTTCTACCAGAAAAGTCTGTGTCAGCAGCATCAAAAAATGCTTCTGAGTTTGACGCTTGTGATGTATATTTTGCTCTCATAGCGAAGATTAGTCCTGTTGGACCAGTCATTGGCTGTACGCCTGCTATGTCGTATGCGATAAGATTTGGCATTGCTCTTCGCACTAATGAAATTAGGATTGGGTCCCAATTCTGAATGGAAGTTGCATCAGTGCTGTTGATCGGAGCAGCTTCTGACATAAATGCTCTATCTTCTCTTAGTGCTCTCTCTTGGTTTTCCAAGATAACAGCGGTAACCGCTTTCTTGTAACTATCCGTTACTTTTGGGAGTTCTGGATGTTCAAGAACCGGCTGCCATTTTTTAACTAATTGTTCAGATAAGTACATATCTTTTTTATTCTCCCTTTATTTTTTTGAACCTAATCTAATTAGGTCTTTTGTTTTAGTGATAGCGGCCGTGTAAGCAGTCATAGCGTTTGACAAATCAACTTGCGTTGTTTCGCCTTCGGCAACGTTATCTATTTCATTTTTAGATGAAATTTCTTTTGTAATAAAGTATGACTCTTTAATTGTCGATACTTTCTTTTTAAACTCATCAGCATTAGAGTACTCAATTTCTTCTGCTAATTTATTAAATTTTTCTTTGTTAGTATCTGTTAAATCAGACGATATAGCGTCAACTATATCTTGTCTTGTTAACTTACCAATTTCAGAATTTAATTTAACGTTAGCTTCGATTTGCTCGTTCAATTTCTTATTAAGCTCTTCGATTTGAGAAGCTTGATCTTCTAATACATCATATTTTTCGTCTGGTACGTTTATATAATGATCTTCAAATAATTTTTTCAGACCACTGATAAAGTCCTCAGCGATTTCGCCTTTAATACCTCTTTCAATAGCAATCTCGTTTTGTTTCATCCATTCTTCTACTACGTAGTTTAGATATGAATCAACTTTTTCAATAAGTTCTGCTTTTGATTTTTCTGTTTCTTCTTTTAATTTACTTTCATAAGAAGATTGCATTTTCTTTTTAGCTTCGCTAACTTTTGATTTAACTGCAGCTTCAAATATTGTTGCAGCTTTTGCTTTAAATTCTTCTGTTAATTTTTCATCTCCGATTAATGCTTTTACATCATCAGAAACGTCAATAACATCTTCTTCTTTTTTAGTATCTTCCACTTTTAATGTTTGGCCTGGATGATCAACTTTTGTAACACCAGCTTCTGTATCTGGTTTTTTACTAGCATCTACATCTGCAGCTTTAGCATTTTGAGCGTCAGAAACTTTTTTATTATTTTTTGTAGCGTCAGGATTGCTGTCAGTTGCTTTTACAACCGCTGCACCTAGGTCTTGAGCTTCGTTAGAAAGCTTACTAGGTTCAGCTGCTACAGCATTCTTCTTTGGAGCGTCAGCAACAGACTCTTGTTCCGTTATTGTTTGCTCTTTGACTTCTACTTGTTTTTCTGTAGCCATTTGAGAAATCTCCTTTTTTTATTTTAATCGATTAAAATATCTCTCTTTTATAGTGATATTTATAATAAATTGATTTTCTATTAAAGTTTACTTAAAAAATCCTTGAATATACTTGCCTTTTTTTCAGCTAATTCAATTCTTTTTGTCTTAATTAACTCTCGTTTCCAAGCTTCTACATCTTGTTCAACAAGAATACCATTATTCCAAACCCATTCTTTTGTTTCCATAATACCTTCTACGAAAGCATCTGGAGCAGATGGATCTGCCACAATGTCAGCGGCCGTTGCAAGGTAAAAATCTTCACCCACTGTATTTTGACCGTTCTTTGTTACTAAAGAACCCATACCTCGTGATGATACGCCTAACTTAGCGCCTTCATCAATAAGACTCTTTACAATCTTACCGTATGGCGTGTCCATAATTTTTGCTTCACCGATAAAGTTTTTGCCTTCTGGATAAAGTTTCTTTATCATATGTGAAACTCTTTCCAGATTTACGACAGGTCCTTCTGGATGACCTAATTCGCCAAATGCTCTATTTTTATTGATAAATTCTGCATTGTATCGTTTTACCTCTTTCATTAAAACGTTACTAGGGTAAATTCTACCGTTACGATTTTTGATGTCTGATTGTAGAAAAACTCCTTTTATAGAATAGTTTTTCTTTCCTTCTTTTTCTTCAACGATATATTGAGCATCGTTTATTTCTTCTCTTATAAGTTTCATATTCCCTCTTTTACTATTTATATATTATCTAAATTCTATTACTAGAGAATAGTTATCTCCGTTAGCAAAATTTTTAGTGCTTAATAATACATCACCTGTTGGTGTGTTTGCATTATTTGGTATCTCATCACCAGCAGTTCTTAAATCAAAAAATCCTTGACCACTTAAAAATAATGCAGTTGCATTTGTAGCACCGGCCCATTTAAGTTCAACAGCAGATTTTGGATTAGCAGTGTTAACTGAAAACCAAACTTTTGCAATTTTTCTATTACCATCTTCTGTCATAAAAGTTGTGTTTGAAGCATCAACTTTTGTAACATCCGTTTCGCCAGTACCATCAGAAAAGTTTGTTAATTTAACAACAAATTTTACTCCTGATGTGTCTGTTATGGTTTGTGATGTAACTATGTCTGCCATTAATTTGTAAATCCTTTTTCTTTATGACACTCTAAAACAATATTATAACTTGTTATATTAGCATCACTTGTTAAATATATTATATCAGCCGTTGTAGAAGTTGCTTTTTTTTTTGGTTCGCCAGGTTTTAAACCATAGTTACCACGTTCATTAATAGTCAAAGCATTTTCTTCTTCATCATTAAATTTAAAGGTAATATTTCCTGTACCTTCAATTTCATAATAAACGTTTGCTATAGAAATTTTTGGTTCACTTGTAGCATTATTTAATTCTAAAGCATTTATAACAAGTTGTTCAGTTTCTTCACCTACTCCGTCGGCCTTTATAATAACCTTAAAACTATCATCTACTAAAGTTGTAGTTGAAATTGCCATTTATTAAGCAAAAGATTCAGCGTTTTCAGCAAAACCTATTTTCTGCAATGTTAATAAAATATATCCTGAAGCACTCACTGAAATAGCTTCTATATCACCACCAGTTGCACCAGTATTAGTTGCTGTATTTTTTATAACAGCACCATAATAAGTACCTGCACCTGTAATATCTATTGCTTCAACATCAGTTGCCGAGCCTTTAAATTGTAATTGTACACGACCCGTTATACCGTGAATAATATGTGTTATGTGTAACTTAGCACCGTTTGCGTGACTAACCAAAGCACTTGCATCAACAGCGGCCGCAGTGGTAGCAGAATCGTTGTCGAAGCTTAGTAATACTTTGGCGTGTGTTTTTGTATCTGATAATATTTTTGTAAATGTTGCCATAGTTTCTTTAAACTCCTAATTGTTCGTTTATTTCTTTGTCAAAATACTTATGTATATCTTCTTTCTTTATATTATATGAAGCAGTTACTTTTTCTATTGCTCCGTCAAATCTTGTAAGAATATCTTTTTGTTCGTTTTCTATTAATTTATAAATTTCTTTTATCCCCTTCTTCATTTTAGGTGATAAATCATTATAAGATTTAGAATCCATAAATCTATTTTCTTTTACGATATTACTAATTTTTGTTTTCATCAGCAACTGTTTCTGTTCTAGGTGCCGGACTAACAATTTCTGGTTTTGGATCGCTGTGTGGTTCAGCTTCAACTTGTCCTTGAAACAATACACCAGCAAGTTCTTTTCTTCTTGCTTCTAATGCGTCGCCAACCTTATTTCGTAATGCGTCCTTAAAAGCTTCACCAGCTTCAGCCGCTTGTCCTAATGACAATTTATCAATAAAACTTTTTACTTGCTCACTCATTTTTTTCTCCTTTTATATTTATAATAAAGTTTCAGTTTTCTTAGGTTTATCTATACCACCTAAAGAAGAATCTCCATCTGTAGGTTCTATAGGGCCTTCAGATTTTATAAGTTTATCTTGTTCTTTAATCTCTTTTTCAGATTGTTTGAAAATAAACTTTCTAATGTATTCTTGTGAAAAATACTTACCTACATATTTTTCTAAAGAATCTGCTAACAAAACACGGTCTTTTAACATTTCACTTTCTTTTAATTCAGCAAAATGGCCGTCTTGTAAAAAATCATACTTAATATTAGCCTGTATAACATTCCAATCTTCTTCACCAATAACACCTTTTAATATTAATTGTGTTTTTAAAAAGTCATTAAATAATTCTGTAAACTTTTTTCTTAATCTTTGTACAAACTTCGTAAATTTTAATTCATCTCTTGTAATTTCTGTTGAGCGGCCTAAACTAAAACCTGATGATGGTTCTAATCTACTTACAGGAACGTTTAATGAACGATAAAGTTTCTTTTGGAAATATTCTATATCGGCCATCTCACCAAGATTTTGGCCACCAGGTAGTGTAGCTATATCTGTTCCTCGTCCGCCTTCTCTTGTTGGTAACCAATAATCTTCCAACATATTCATATAACTTCTGTCATCTCTTATTTCGCCTGTATTGGCATCATAAACTAATTTATTTCGATAACGTGCCATCACATCTCGTAAATATTGTTCTGCCTTTTGTTTAGGCAAATTACCAACATCTATTTTGAAAATTCTTCTTTCAGGTGCTCTTGCAATACGATAAATTACAACAGCGTCCTCAATCATACGTAATTGATTTACTGGTTTAATTGCTTTATGTAAGTAAGACAAGATCATATTTTTATTTTGGTCTACTAAACCTGAAGAACAAAAAGCAATTGTATCGGCCGCTATTCTTACGCCTGAACCTGATGTTGAACCTGCAACACCTTTTTCATTGAACATAAAATATTCTTCATAATCATTTGTAATTGCTAAATCAACTGTACTTCTTATTTTTTTTAATTCTCTTACTTTTTTAATTTTACGTGGGTCAATATAACGCAATTCTGTTATACCGTTTTTAGTATTTTTTCTGTCAATAAGTTTTTGGTAAAATATTCTACCATCTACATACCATCTTCTAAATATTTCAAATCCTTTTGTATTGAAATTCATCAATTTCAATACGTTCATAAATTCTTCGTCTATTTTCTTTTTAACTTCTGGACCATAAGGCAAATCTTCTAGTATAACTCTTACAGATTCTTTTTCTTCACTAGAAACAATTGCTTCGTTGCAAATATCTTCTATTGCTTGGTCGCACTCTGGATGTAATGAGATTTCTCTATAACGTCTTACAAGGTCGGCTTCATTTTTAGCCGTGCCTTCCATATCAAGGTAAGAACCAAAATAACCTCCAGCAGCGACGGTTGTTGTACCGTCATCTGCTTGAGGTGTAGTAAAGTTTTGTTTTGGATCTTGCTCTTGCTTCTTTCTGGTTATTTGAAAACCAAATAGTTCAGCCATAATTTATATTCCTTTACTACTACTTATAATAGTTTTAAGTAGTCGTATTTGTTTCAAAAAATTGATAAGCAAAAGTTACAACAAACTGTTCAATCGCTGTTTGTTCGTCATAAGTTAAATCAATAGCGCCAACTTCTTTTGGAAAAGCACCTCTTAAAGTATATGATTTAACAGTATTACCGTTTCTGTCTAAGTGGTCAATAAATGCGTCCACTTGATAGTCAGCAGGATTTGTTAATCCTTCATTATCTGTCATATTGTTGATACCATTTTGCCATCTTTCAAAAGCATTTCTCACTTTGAAGTTTGTATCGTTATAAACTGTAACGGTCCAATCCGCAAATGTTCTATCTCCAGCTATTTTGATTGATCGACCTCTAAACTTAACGTCAACCTCACCAATAGTCATAGCAGGAATAGATGTAGCTCTACATAAGAAAGCCAGATCTTCTATTTCGCCACCAACTTGAGCGTAACCAGGAAAAGGCATTACTACCTTAAACTGATTGGCACGAGCGCCTCCGCCAGCAAGTTTAGCTTTGAAGTCATTAATGTTTGCCATTTTTTATTCTCCTATTCTAAAATTACCCAGCTACTTCTTCGAAAGAAACGCCAGTTCTAGTTGCAACGAATTGTAATGTGATAAAGTTGATACTTCTAGCAGGTTTAATAAAAATTTCTGCTATAAATTCATTTCTATCAATTACTTCGCCGGTGTTGTTAGTTTCATCACACACTACTAAAAAGTCTGTGATACCACGTCTGCCTTGTACCTCTCGTAAGAATGGCTCAACGATATTTCTAAAGTTTGCTCTAGTAAACTCGTCATTAAATTCAAACAATTGGAATTTAGAAGCAGTAGAGATTGCTTTTTCTAAAACTATAAACAATCTTCGTACATTGATTCTATCAAAAGCAGATGGAGCACTTAATCCAGTTTTATCACCGAAAAGCACTGTACCTTGTCCAGGAAAAGTAACGACTGCGTTAACTCTATTTCTGTATAGGTCATCTCTTTGTGTTTTATTTGGATTGAAAGCCAATCTAACTGCACCTCTAATAATACCTCTATTAAAGCCAGCTGGTGAATACCAACTATCTGCAACTAAATCAGTTCTTGCTGATAAACCAGCAATATCTCCGTTTAACGGCACAAATCTGTACACGTCATTATATCTATCGTACATATATTTGTAACCACTGTCAAATACAACATATGAAGATGAACGTATTGTGCTATAGAAGCCAACTACGTTACTTGTTTGTGTATTTGCATTTGCTACGTTAACAATGTCTGATCTTTCAGGTGATACGAAAGCAACTGCGTCTTTTCTATCTTCTGCAATTGATATTACGTTATCTACGTGAGTAGCGTCGCCTGGACCAGCAATAATTAAACCTACATCCACTGTTTCAGAATCTAGGAATTTTTCGTATGCTGTTTTCTTTTGTGCGTTAGTTATAGCAGAACCATCAGAACCACTTTGAAGTGATGTTGCTGTTGGTGTTGTAACTGCTGTAAATGTTACACCAGAAGCTGCGTTACCCCAGTTTGAACCTCCTGCATTATGATCCATCCAGTAAACATATTTTGACTTATTAAATATAACTGTAGGATAATAATTAGAGTCTCCTTGAGGTGATTTTGCGTCTGAAGCTTTAGAAAGTTTTTGATAAACTTCTAAAACTGTGTTTTGTGTTCCTGTTATTACACCATCTTCGTCAACCACTATTACGTGAATTTCATCATTTACTCCACTTCTTGCTGAAGCGTATGGTGAAGTTCCTGGTGCGCCAGAAACTTGATCGTAGAATCTCCATCTACGTCTAACATTACATCCGTTAGTAAGTGCTCTTTGTAAACCACCTGTATCTGAAGGATGTCTAACGATAGTAATAGTATTTGTACCCGTATTATTAGCAGTTACTCTATACTCGTGTCCATCATCATAATCACTTGTTGCAGCTGTTGTAGAAAAGTTAACTATATCGCCAACATTAAATCCTGTTGATGATGTTAATACCACTGTTGTATCTCCAACTGATGTTGAAGCATCGTTCAAAGTAGTTTTTACTGTTTCTTGGTATGCTGTTGCTGAAGGACATATTGAAACAAGTAAACTGTTTCCAAAAGCGCCTGCTGTTCTAGCAGCCCACTCGCCTACTGATCCTTGTCCTGAAGCATAGTTATTTGTATAATCTGTGTCGTTCTTAATAACAAATGAGCTGCCTGAAGCAACTGCGTTTGCTATTGAAGAATTTTGTGCTCGTACTACTCTCAATGCGTTTGAGTATTGTAGAAAGTTGGCAGCACTAAAAAAATCCTCAAAATTATCTGAGTCTGGTTTGCCAAACGTATCTACTAATTCTTGCTCGCTAGAAACCGTTACGATTTCATCTAAAGGACCTTTTCTAAACACACCTGCAAAAGCACCTACTGAAGTAGATACTGCTGGAATGATTCTTGTTAGGTCTCTTTCCTGTACGAGAACACCTGGTGATACTTGAAATGCCATTCGGTTTTCTCCTTTTTATAAATTAGCTAATTGTTTCATATAATCCAACATTCGTATTATTCATACGGCCATAGTCAAAATTTCATCTTGTATCTATTTATAAAATGCGTATTTTGTACATTTTATTCGCCTTTTCTTACTACAGGATGCCACGTTTCTCCATATTCATCTTTAAAAGGTTTAGTTTCTTCAGTTTCTATACCATCATCTATAAATCCAAAAGGCGCCATATCCTGTTCTATGATATTGGCCTGATCTTCATATAACTTAGACCTTACATCAGAATTACTTAATTCTTTAAAGTATGGTTGATTTGACAACCAGCCAAATATAATAAGACAAGTCATAAGGTCGTCATTACAACCTTCTTCGGCCTTCCAAGAATTGTGTTGACGTGAAAAAGTCGACATCTCCTCTATTATATTAAAGTCATTTATAACCAGTTTATCTGACTCAACAATTGTTTTTAAATTAGAACATCCTATTTTTTTAATTTGTTTTGTCATACGTATACCTAACTGACTGCCACGGCCACTAAAGGCAGTGCCTAAAACCTGGCCTGCACGGCCTCTTTGTGTAGTCATTAGTAGATTATCATATTCTAAATCAAATTGCATAGCATCAGATATTTGACCACCTAAATCATTGACTTCAATTAATGTATGAGCGTGATTATAACCTTTTACTGTTTGTTCAATAACATTTGGAAAAACTAAGGGTTTAATTTCATTGTTACGATATTTGGCCACAACACGATAAGGCATTTGTGTTACATCAAATATAAGAAAGGCCGAATAATCTTTTGTAATACCTCGTGCAACATCAACAGTACAAACGTAAATTTTATTCTTATTCGGTCTTTCAAATATATCTAAACCACCTTGTGATTGTAATGGTTTCATATAAGGTGTAGTTTTAATTTTTGTAGGACTAATTAATGTATCAATTGAACCTAAAAATTCACACTCAAACTCTTGTTGAAATTGTTCCTTACTTGTATTTCTTATTGTTTCTTGTTTCCACTTTTCATCACGGCCTGGTACTTCTGACCAATGTACTTCAATAGGAGCATAATCGTTTTGTTTATTGACAGCATCAGTCCATAATTTGTAGTACATATTCATTCCGTGTGGCGTAGAAACAATAATCATTTTGGTACTTTTACCAGATGAAATTGTAGGAAACACGGAACTAAAAAACTGTTCTGCAATAGTAGCAGGTACGAAAGCAAACTCGTCTAAGAATATAATGTTATAAGAACCTCCTCGAATTGCACTTGAAGATGTAGCAGCGGCCACTACTTTACTGCCGTTTTCTAATTCAATACTACCTTTATTCCAGTTTAACACACCTTGTTGTAAAAACTTTGGTATATTTTCATAGGCCAGTTGTAATCGACCTAATATATCTCTAGCAGTAGATGATTTGTTTGCAAGTATGGCAACGTTTGTATTTGGATTAAAGATTACATAATGCAATAGATATGATACGATTGTTGTTGATTTACCTGATTGTCTTGGTAATTTACATATTGTAAAACGGTTGTTGTGCATAGTACCAACCATTTCTTTTTGAAAATCGTACATATTAAAAGGTACAAGGCCTTCATCTAACGAAACAATCTTCACATAATTTTGAATAAAATATAATGGGTCTTTTGAACATTTATCAAACTCTATTATTTGTTCTTCTGTAAACTCTACTTTAACGTTTACTTTTTTTAGATTCGGATTACCGAGATAGACTTCATTCATTGACTAATATACCTTCTATATGTGTGTAACCTAATTGTATAGCGGCCTGCACTCTTTGATTGCCTTCCCATACACTGTATTGTTTTTCTTTAAAGTTTGAATCACCAGCACCACTTCTATATTTTGAATAATCAAATAATTCTTCACCTAATGGGCCAGTAGGATTCTTTCTTGTATCGTGTTTTAATACTTTGATAGGTTCAATCATATCTTCACCATTTAATAACTCTTTTAAAGGAGTCATTCTTGTTATATAAGTTAAATCACTTATCTGAAATATCTGTTTGTTCAGATAATTTTTCTTCGCTTTTAATATTTTCATTTTTAACTTTCAACATCTTTTGTAATTCAGCAGTAGAACCTACAAATAAAGCATTTTGTATTTTAGTGTCTGCACTTTTTGTGGCAGTTTTTAATTCTTTTAATTTCTTTTGTAAGTCTTGTAACTTGTCTACCGTTTGTGCAACGTTTGTAATTAATTGGCCTGCAACTTCGTAAGCTCGTGGATGTTGGCCTTCTTTTGCAATTTCTAGTATACCTTCAATTGCTTCTTGCCCTTTTTGTATTAAATCATAATAATTATCACGACTAAATTTATAATCATTTTCAATATCAGTTTTAGTTTTATCTTCTACACGTGGTACAGAAGGATTGTCAATCTTAACTAAAGACTCTAGGGTAGGTTTATTTTCAGGAGATATGCCTAATATCTCGTTTACTTTATCTTCTATTTTTGTCATAATTAAACATCAGTATCAGTCGTAGGGTTATACTTCTTACTATCTGTAAAGGAAGTAATGGTTGTTGTAAATCCAAAGTCATCATCTGCATCCGCCGTTGTTGGGTCTGGTACGACCACAATTCTTTCTTCTCTTTTTGCCGTTGTTGTATTTGTATCTGTGTAAATATCTGACTGTACTGTTTTGATAACACCTTGATTAGACATTGGTCCAAACAAATATGTTTTAGCAGTAAAGTTTAAGGTATATATAACGGCTCTACGAGTCGTAAAATCTCCAGAATAACTATCTTCATATGATACACTGTTTAATATAATCGGTATATCTCTTTTAATATTTAATTCAGGCAATACATTCACAGTAATAGTATAATCAGGTTGAAAGAAAGGTAATATCTGTTCTACTATTTGTAAGCCGTTTTCTGCTGTTGCTGTAAAGGCATAAAGATTTAAACTTATGTTATATGGTACAGGCACGTAATTAAAATTATGAACTTCACCTGATTCACCAGGTTTTACTTTTCTAAATTTTTGAACTCTTGTTAATTTTCTTGTAGGATCATAAGCAAGACCAGATATTTCAAATCCTAATCTAGGTAATGTAATTGCAAAACTACGATCATCTAAATCTGGTTTCTGATCTAATCGTACTAAAAACTTTTCTTTTGGTGCATAAGCTAAAGGAACTTTTAATCTCTTTGTAACTGCACCTGTACTTGATGTTGATTGTATAACTATATTGTTAAACAATTGACCAAATGCAATTATGATCTTTCGCATTCCTTCGTTATAGAAAAAATTACCGAACATTAATTAATTTCTCCAAAAGGATTTGTTTCTGTAAAATCTAATATATCATCAGCAATAGATTGCGTATCAAATCCAGCTTCTGTGTCTAAATCTAAATTTTGTGCATAAGTAGATTGTGTTGCCACTGTTGTTGTCGTTGTTGCTTCTTCATTTAAGAAGAAATTTGGTTGACCTGATGATTGATCTTGTTCTAATTGTAATGAACCAGTTTCATCTTCAAGTGTAAATCTGTTGAGTAATAGATTTAATGAGTATTCAGTTTCTTTGTCATCTATTTCAGCGATGCCTGTATTTAATTCTTCTGAACTGTATTCCCAACGTGTAACTCTTAATTTATAAACAGGTAAACTACCTAATTGAAATAATGGCTCTTGATCTTCTACAAATTGTATTTCAAAAAAACTATTCATTAATGGGAAATATATAATATCTCCTTCATTAGGACGGCCTTCTACAATTTGTGTCATTGGATTATCAACTTGTTGTTGCCAACTTCTTTTTGTAATTACAAAAGTTGTATCTTCTCTTATTTCTAAACCAAATTTATTGATTAATTCTTTTTGACCTGCAAATCCTTCAGTTGTTTCAAAATACATTTCAATCATATAACTGTCATCAAATTTACTTGAAGTATCTTCGCCTAGTATTAAATCTCTATTGACAAGTGTTCGTGGTAAATAATAGACATCGTGGCCATAGATTTTTAGGCCTTCTACAATTAAATCTTCGTAAAGTGTTTTCTCGGCCTGATTGCCAATTCCTTGGCCGCCTTGAAAATAATGATTTACTGGCATAGTTTAACCTACCATAAATGCTGGTGCTATTTCAAAACTATCTCTTATTTCTTTTTCTAATTTTTCAATATCTGTTTGTGCGTCTGTGAAAATCTTTTCGCCATTGAGTTTAACGCCACCTAACATTACTACTCCATCAAATTTACTTAAATTAGCACCCCATTGTTTTTTAAATAATGCTGTTGTATATCTTTTTAACCATTGATCGTTAAACACATCCGTAAAAGTGGCTGGGTCTAATTTTCTATAACAATCTATAATTAAATATTCATCTACTTCTAAATCATTCACCCAATCCATATCAATATATAAACGATTATCGTGTTGTTGAAATCTTATAGGTTTTACACCTACTAATATTTGATCTAAAAAATCTAAATGTCTTAATACTATATCATAGTTAATAATTGATGTTGAAGCAAAATCATATAAGTCGTTTAATCTTAATTGATATCTTACATCAAACATATTCATACTTGCTTTATCTGAAAAAGGAAATATATTTGTTACGGCAATAACTGTGCTTGGAACTATAAGAAAATTGTTTGCTTCGTACCAAGTTGTGCTGACACCACCTTGTGTAGGTGTTTCAGAAGTTGGTGTTGAAGCTTTTAATCTGTCTTTATCAGCTGATGTAAGTTTATATTTTAAATATGTTCGTCTAATACCGTCATAGTGATATTGAGCATAGTATTGTAATGCTTCGTCCAGTCGATCTTCTAACTGGTCATCATCAACGTTTATCTCTATTACTGGTTTACCTAATGCTCTTAAAGCATATTGTTTTAGTGTTTCTCTAGTAGATGGATTTGCCATAACTCTACTATTTATATAAAAGAAATTAGAACTTATAGCGTATAGTTGCGAGTATCTGTGGAGTATAGTCTTTATATACGCCTGTTGTTGTTGAGATTTGTTCTTTATCGTGGTAGTATAATCCAAATTCTAAACCAGCTCTTTTATCTGGCCGTTTGTGTTTATCATCTTCAGTGTGTATATTATAAACAAGTCCCCAATAATTACCCGTAAATCCTAAATCATCATTTTCTGTTCTGTGAACTGTACCATAAATGCGTTCATTAAAACTATATAATAAGCCGTAATCATATCTGTTTTTGCTGGCAAAACCTGTATCCATATCGTCCCAAACTTCTGCACCCCAAATCAAAGGAATATTCCAACGATATAAAGTACCACCTAATGCCCAACCTTTTTGTGTTCGTTCATTAAAAGAAGCTACATTTGTTGAACTTTTTGGATTTTTTATTTGCATATAAGATAAATCAGCATATCCAAAAAGTCCTACAGTTGCACCTGTATATAAAGCATCTCTTTCGTTATCCCAACCTACAACTAAACCTAGAGGCAAATCATTTCTTAATCTATATGAATCAAAATCGAATTGTTTGTCCCAATTAAAACCACCAATTGCTAGAACTGTTTTCTCTCTATGATCTATCCTTGAATTTGTCTGCGTAATAATTAATGGTGCACCAACCTTTGGTGTCTTTGCAAAACCTAAACGTTGTGCGTCTGTTTCACCAAGATATAATCTGTAATAGTCATTACCAATACCAATTTGTTTTTCTTGTATCGTATTGTTTTTTGTTGTATCTAAAGAATAATATGTGTCATATAGCATTGAAGTACCTGTCCAATTGACATAGGGATTATTAAATTTATGATTTATACCAATTTGTAATTCAGCTCTTGAATCCCAACCACTATCGTAAGTACGATCATCATAATAACCTTCTATTTCGCCTGTGATGAATAGGCCTTTAGGTATGGAAATTTTGTTTGATTCTAATTGTGATATTCTTTTTTCTAAATCAGATATTTTCTTTTCGTCTGCTTTTACAAGAGAGGTTGCCAATAAAGCAATAACGATTAAAACAATTATGGCAAAATATTGTATAATCAATCTTTTATCTAGTTTCATATTAAGTATTTATCTTTGGAAAAAGATGGTCTTTATTAAATACTAAGACATCTTTTTCATCTAATCCTAAAGATAACATTACTCTAGGAGTATGTGGGTTTTTTTGTTGATGTTCACAATAATAGTTTTGTGCTGTTATTACATCTTCTCTTTTAGAATCGTTTTTAAAATCGCCAATTTTATCTAAGTAATTATGTAGATTACTTTCGGCCATTGTTGTTACTTGGAATAATTCTTCTTCTGTCTGTATATTACCAGCGGCAATCATACCACCACTAAAAATGGCCTTTGCCCAATCTGGCAATTCTCTTGCTTTACTTGGTTTGTACCATTTAGTTTCATTGATAAACCAATTTGTTAATGAGTGTTCTTTTTTAAGTAATGGTGAAAAATCGTGGAACGCACCTGTTACTTTATTCTTACCTGCAATTACGTCAAATCCATATATTGGGCCGCCATTTGTAAGACCTGGAAATAAACAAACGTGCATCATCCATAAACCTTTTGTCTCTCTTGCGTCAACCACATCAACGTGTGCTCGTCTTACGTTATCATTTTTCCAAGTACGATTGACCCAACCTTCTTTATTAAATCGTGTCATACCATCTTCAAAGTATTCTACACAATTTAAATCTAAAATATCTATGATGTTATTCTTGCACTGTATAAGATTTTCCCAAATCATACGTTAAAAGTAATTTAAATTTAAAACCATTCTATAATTAGTGTCTGTATGTGTTGTTCCTGTGTGTTCTAAATTTGAAGGAAATATAACAATTCTATTTTCAACACTTTCTACTTCTTTTCCATTTTTAAAAATAGTTTTACCATTATTTTTATTTAAATAAAAAACAGCCGTATTACATTTAAAGTTTACGTCTGTATGTAAAATAAATTTTTTAATTACACTTTCTTTAAATGTTGCATTTAATTTAATGTGAACCAGTGATTTTACATTTAATTTTAATAATAGAGGTTCTATTGAAGAAAAATAATCACTATTAATTTTGTTATTTGTAAAAAAAAGATGAGTAAATTGAAAATTACCATCGTCTTTATTTACTTTTCCTTTTTGAAAATACCAAGGGAAATTAGGGTCGACATAAGTATTTTTTAAACTATTAAAATATTCTTTGTCTAAAAAATCATCAATTATTTTTATATTCATTCATTTCCTTAAATAATTCTGTAGCATACTCAAAACATAATTTAGCTTCAGCGACCACGTTTATTTGATATGTGTTCATATAGTTATTTATTATCTCTCTTATAACTCTTTTTGTTTCTTCAGGTTTTAAAAATACAAGATACGTATTTGGGCCAGGAGTTTTTCTTTTAATCATTTGGCCACCATATAAATCTCCCATATGTCTTACGTAAATATGTGCATATAATTTTTCGGCATCATCTTTAATTGTGTCTAAGTGATAGACATATCTTAACGTGCTGTCTGTGATATGAGGTTTTTCTGGTTTGTTCCAAAGTGAACGAAAATCGTGGTCTATCTTTTGAGCTCTATCTAAACCTGGTGTTTGTCTAAACAGGCCATTTGCAAAAGCATACTTTTCAAGTGTAGCATAACACTGTAATAGATTAAACAAATATGTAGCATAAAGGTCTGGATTTATCTGGCCAGACATAAGAGTTTTTACAAAAGGTTCTGATTCTGCCTTTTTATGTTCATCTAAAGTCAATTGTCTTATATCATTCATATATCTATTTATGTGATATAAATATATTAATGAACAATCAACTTTTGCAATTATGGCCTACACCTGTTTATTTGGCTCAAACAAATTTAATAACTAACGAAATTATAGAAAACGTAAAAAGTCAAAGTTACGATAGAACAAGTAATAATTTAAATGATATAACTATTGACAAAAAAATATTATTAAAAACGGAATTTAAAAATTTAAAAGAAAATATTGATAAACATTTTTATAATTACGTTTATAATATATTAAATATTAATACTGATAACAAGTTTATTATGACAAATAGTTGGATTTTAAAAAATCTTTCTAACGAAACAACTCACGCACATACACATCAAAATTGTATATTTTCAGGAGTAATATATGTAGTTGCTGAAGAAAATCAAGGTGTATTAAAAATTCATAAAGACTACGATCAAATATTTGATAATTCTATAAAACCTGATTTTTCGCAAAGAAACATTTTTAATTGTGATGAGTGGAATATAACACCTCAAAAATCATTACTAATAATATTTCCTTCAAAATTAAAACATAGTATTACTGAAAATAAATCAAACAAAACTAGATATAGTATTTCTTTTAATTATTTTTTAACTGGTGTTGTAGGCGATAGTCCTGTAATTAGATTAAATTTAAATTGTTCTTAAAAATAATTTAACCATCCTGTAATAATAAATTTTTCTTCTGTATTAGAAACAATACCTCTATGAGTATGAGTCCAATCTGTAGGCCATATTAAAGTTAATCCTTTTTTACATTTTGTTATTATGTTTTGAATAGGAAATTCTGTACCGCCCTCACTTACATCATTTAAATAAGTCATAAAAACTAATACTCTATTATTATTAGGTCCTTGTCTTTCAGTATGAAAACATTTAAAACCTCCGCCTGGTTTATAATATTGTATATTTACTGGTTCAATTAAACCAAATACACCTCCATTATTTAAATGCGTAAACGTTTCTAAATATTTTTTTAAGCACAAATCTAAATGATTCCAATAATTATTAAACAATAAATCTGTTTTAAATTTTTCAGTATTTACACCTATATCTATAGAATCTTTTTGTGTAACATCTATTTTAGGACCCTTATCATTTCCTACAACCCCTCTTTCGTGTAAATCTTTATTTGTTTTAAAATAATGTATAATATCATCACATAATTTTGTGTCAGTCATACGATAACCTTGTATAAAATTTACAGGTTTAAAATTAAAATCTTCTTTTTCAATCATATTACAAATTTTTTAAATAATTATTTAAATTAGTGGTTGTTAAGTAATTTTTTTTAACCATATTTGTTTTTATATCATAATTTAATTTAAATCTAATTTCATCCAACTCATTAAAATCAAATTGATTATGAATTAACACTCTTTCTATAATTTTTTTATTAAAATATCCTAGTCCGGCTAAGGTATAATTCCATATTGATTGATCTGCACATCCATCATATGATTCAAAATCTGAACTTCTTGTTAGCCTTGATTTTGCTAAATCAATTATGTTTATTAATCTTTCAGATTTGTAACTATAATGATTTATATAATTCCAAAATACATTATCTTTTCTATTTCCTAAATAAGTTATTTGAACAAAATCTTTTAAATCATTATTTAATTTAAAAATTTCTTTATTATATTTTTCTATAGAAACTGGTATAAAAGTTTCTTTTATTGTAGGCATTAAACAATTTGCAACTAATTTTTTTAAACTTACAAGCAATATATGTAAACTGGTAGCTTGTAAAGGTTCTAAGAAAGATGAAGATAAACCTAAGGAAATGCAATTTGATACCCAAGTATCTTGAAAAACTCCTGCAGAAAAATTTATTTTTTTAATTACTTCAATATCATTATCATTATAGTATTCTTTTATTTCTTTTAAAGCATTATTTTCATTTGTAAAAACATTATTATAAACGTATCCTCTTCCAATTTTATATCTTGTGGGAATTTCAAAAATCCAGCCATTTTTCATAGCTATTGAAATTGAGTGAGAAAATCTATTATCGGAATCCTTTTTTGTTTTAAAAATTATAGCTTCGTTAACAGGCAGACTTTCCTCAAACGATATCCAATTAGATTTTAATTTTGATATTAATAATCTTTGCATTCCCGTACAGTCTATAAAAACGTCAGCTGTTATACTTTCATTATTAGACAAAATTAATTTTTCTATTTTATTATTTTTAACCTCAATAGTTTTTACAATTTCATCTAAAACCTTTATTTTCGTTTTTGATTTAAAATATTCTACAAATTTATGAGCATCAATATGATAAGATTTATAGTAATCCCATTTTAATGTATTATCTTCAATGTAATATGGAACAACATTATTTACAAAATAGTGGCCACTGATACTACTTTTACTTAAATCTAAATCACTTAATAAATGATAAAATAAGTTTGCATCTAAATTTTTTTTAGCTGTTGTTGAACCCTCTAAAGGACTGAAAAAGTAAGAATTTTCTCCTGACCAATTTTTAAATAATATTCCTATTTTTGGTAACGCCCAACTTTTAATTAAAAAATCTATTTCATCTAATTCTAAACTAGGATCTAAAAATAAATCGCTCAGTGTTCCTGTAACTCCTTCACCCACTCCTATATAAGGAATTTTACTAGAGTCAATAATTGAAATGTCTTGATACGGTTGTTTTTTACTTAATAAGAAAGCAGTTAACCAGCCTGCAGTTCCTCCTCCTACTATAACAATTTTCATTTTTTCCTTATAAAAGATTTAAAACAAATCATATCTTCGTTATTATTTAAAAAAGTTCCGTGCCAAAGTATTCCTGGAAAAATTATTACATCATTTTCTAAAGTTTTAATTTCTTGTTTTTTATTATTTATTACAATATAATAATTTGGATTGTTTATATTTTTTTTAATAAAATGTATAATGGTGTAAGGCAATTCAATATTTTTTTTTTCTTGAATTCCTTTTGATAAATCAACATCTATGCCTTCTAAATTCTGTTCATTTATTAAACAATCTCTTTCAGTTTTTTTATAAATGACATCAATATATCCTTGAGTAAAAACAAAATCAAAATTATAATCAAAATTTAATTTAAAATTTTTAATTACTTTACTATATAAATTTGTGAAAAAAGATTTTTTTAAATTTTCACTTTTAGTATTTGTAAAAAATGTACAATTTACCAAATTATTTTCGTGATAAGATTTTAAAACAATATCGCTAATTTGTTTATTAAAAAAATTAAATTTAAAAATTTTTACGTTTTCTATTGTTATAATCATTTTAACTGATATTAAAAGCTGCTGTTATTCTAGGTGTTTCATTATTACATTTTTGAACCATATGTTTTACGTTTGACCTAAAAATTACCAAAGTTTTTGGTTTAAAATTATAACTGCAATTTAAAGAATTTACTTGATTATAATTTTTTACGTTTTTTAAAGGCAACATATCAGGTTCATAAGGATTTTCAAAATATAATTTTCCCGATTTTTCTGGATTGGTTACAAAATAGACAGCACTAAAAATAGAATTACTATGTGTATGCCATTCCTGATAATCGCCTGCATTATACAAGTTTATCCAGCCATCATCACAATTATAAGTGTAATCAGATTGCAATTCTTTAGCAAATAAATTAACGTTTTCATTTACTTTTTCAATTAAGAAATTAAAATTTTTATCATTTTTTAAATTGTAAGAGCCTAAAGTATTATATACATCCGATATCCAATTTTTACCACCTTTTTCATAATTCTTTAAAACATTCAAAAACAAATTTTTTATTTGTTCATTTTCTGCGTCAGAAAAAAGGTTTTCTTTTACATATAAAACAGTAGGAAACCAATAATGTAGAATCATAAATCTATTTATATGCTTTTTAATTGTATATATATACCATAGATTATATTGAAAAAGGAAATATGCAATATCATTGGTGGTTAAAAGAAAGTATTTTAGAACCTTATGTTTACGGTGAAAAAATATTTAATAATGAAGAAATAGAAAAAATAATAAAAATAGGAAAAGACGAAAAATTCAGCACCGTTCAGGAACCTTTTATAGGTGATGAAAAAGGTGATGCAGTAAAAGACATATCTAGCAGAAATTGTTTTTTATCATTTATAAGATCTGATTTAACTAATAACGAATGGATTTTTAGAAGAATAACGGATGCCATAATAAACGTTAATCGAGATTTTTATAGTTATAATATAGAATACATTGAAAATTTACAATTTACAGAATATCAAAGTCCCGGACATTTCTACGGAAAACACGTAGATTTGCAATATAAAAGTTCAAAAACAAGAAAAATAAGTTTTTCAATTCAACTTACTGAAGATACTGAATATGAAGGAGGTGATTTAATTTTATATACAGGTAAAGAAACAAAAACCAAAAGAAATAAAGGTTGTATAAATATTTTTCCTAGTTATATGTTACACGAAGTAACACCTGTAACTAAAGGTACTAGATGTAGTTTAGTAGGATGGATTTTAGGGCCTAGTTTTAAATAATTAATATCTTAAAACCATTATACCGTTAGCTTGTACGCTACCAGCGCCTGATCTATCAGGATCTCCTGAATTTCCAGGAGTCGTATCACTACCACCGGTTAAAGTTGCAGAATTTACATATGTAGGATTAAAATATCCTGAACCTCCTCCACCACCACCCATATCGTTTGGTTCTTGATAAGCGCCTGATCCACCTCCCCAATAACCACCGCCTCCACCTCCACCATAACCAGCGGTCGCATCGCCGCCTCTCAATTCAGAACCTCCTTGTCCTGGACTTGCACTACCGCCGGCGTTCTGTGTTGCTCCACCTCCTCTAAAACTAGAATTAGATGAATTTCCAAATTGACCGTTTGTTCCTCCTCCAGCACCACCATTTGTGCTTCCTGGATTTCTATTAGCACCGCCGCCTCCTCCGCCTCCAGCAATTAAAACTGAACGAGCGTGAGTTCCTGCTTGTGGTTCTGTACCAGAAAAAACGGTGTCAGAACCTAGAAAAAATCCTGATAACCCTCCAGCAGAACCTGGTCCCCAATTATCGTGAGCTCTACCACCACCTCCATATTTTCTAGCATTATTGGCAGCTTGTCCTGCTTGACCAATAACTATTTTATAAGCATTTCCTGGTGTAACTGTAACATTTCCTGAAGCATAACCTGCAGCACCTGCGTTACCTCCACCTGACCATCCTGAAATATTACCTTGACCACCTCCTGCACCCCACATTTCTATGTTTATAGCATTAACTCCAGCTGGAGCTGTAAAATCTTGATCTGAACCTGTGTAAGTAAATGTTTGTGTAACAGGAGCATTCACTGTAATACTAAATGCTCTTGATACGGTAGCATTTGTTGTTGCAGCTTGAACAGTAAAGTTTGACGTTGTATTTGAACCCACGGCCGTTGCTGTGCCTGTAATCGCAGCTGTTGATGCGTTAAAAGACAGGCCTGCCGGTAGAGCACCTGATGTAATTGAATAGGTAATAGTATCGCCTTCATTATCTGTTGCAGCTGCTGAAGAAAGCGAATAAGAGCTACGAGCTTGATCACCAATCGTCCCTAATGAACCTGCAGCAGTTGCAAAAAATGGACTTGTATCAACGGATATACAATCACTTAATGAACCAAATAAACCGGAAACATTTGTTACTTGCACTGTATAAGGTTCATTCGCATTTACAAAAGAATTATATGGTACTGTAATTGTCAGTTGACTTTCATTATTAAATGTGGTTGTAGATGGTGTTATATTACTTCCTGAAGTTGCAACTAATAAAATTGTTGATGTTGATGAAAATAAACTACCAGATATAACAATTGAAGCATTTCCACTAATAGAACTATCTACAAACGCCGAAGTAGTTGCACCTGCTCCATCTATATTTATTGATGTAATTGTAGGAGGACTGTCAATAGGTTTCCATTCATTGCCAGTGTAATACTCCATTAAATTTGTAGTGGTATTAAATCTAAAACGTGCCTGTTCGTTAACTCTATCGCCAGTGGCACCGCCAGAAACTTTTATTCCAGCTGTACCTGTAAATACAGTATTTTTATTTTTAAAATCTCTTAAATTTGCCATTTTTTCTCTCTTTTATTTATTAATATTAATTTTCTATTAATTTCCAACCATATGTGGAACCTGTATATACTATGCCAAAAGCTGCATCTTCTTGGGATATTACTAAATTTTCTGTTAATCCCATTATTTTATTTCCAGCTCTTTCCAATGTTAAATTATTTGTATCAAAAGTACTCGCTAAATCTAAAAATCTTATTTGATCTCCTGTTTGTGGAGAAATAGGTAAATTAATTGTACAAGCTGCTGCTGAAGTATTTACAAATATTCTATCATTTGAAGCAGCTGTAAACGCACTCGAACCATCGGCCGTAACTGTTGTCCAAGGATTACCACCACCTAAACCTGTCCATTGTGTGCCGTTATAACCTTCCCAAGTAACTAAAGAAGTATTAAATCTTAAACCACCTGTAAATAATCCAAAACCTGATGTTGGCCTTTCAGCAGTTGTACCTGTAGGAGGAACAAATACACCTGTTCCCATATTATCTCTTTGTATGTAACCAACAATCGCATTTTCTGTAGGACAAGCTGTGTTTGAATTACCTGACATTGACTCATCTGTAGAAAACTCATTGATTGTAGCGCCCAATTGAGCACCAATAGAACCTAGTTGTAATTCTGTTAATCCTGAAAGGTCAAAAGCATCAGCATTTAAAGTTGCAATACCAGTTGCCTGTTGAATACGGAATAAATCTCCAACTCTAAAGTCTCCGCCTTGGTCTGAAGATGTCCAGTAAACTCTACCACCTGTATTATATTCTACTTCATCTGATTGATCGGCCGGTTGTAAAGGAGTATTAGGATAATTTGTATCTACAAAACCTCCTGTACCTATATCTAAGAAATCGTGGCCGGTAAATCTACAGTTAGAATACTTACGAGTAAATTGAACTTGTGTGCCGTCTGCCACAGCATCTAAAGTTGAAACTTCTGAAGTTAAACGAATTGTAATTGTCTGAGCAGCAGTATTTTCATTTGTAATACCTGATACTGTATAGAAGAATGAGTTTCCAGCAAATTTACAGTTATCTCCTAATTTAATAATTCCTGTTGTGCTGAGTGTGCCATCAATTGATTCCATTTCAATAAGAGCGCCAGATTGTTTAGCACCATTACCACTAATACCAGCAGCTGTGTTTGGTATAGCAAATGTAAATGTACCAGCACTTAATCTTGTAACTGTAACTGTTTCACCTTGTGTAAAATTACCTGCTGCAGGATCTAAGTGTAATTTATTACCTGAAATATTTAATCTGAAAATCGAACCTGTTGCACCTGATGTTACTCCTACAAGTGTTTGACCCACTTCAAATTCTGAAGCACCTGCACCAGTAATAGTTAATGGGTTATAACTAATAGTACGACCTCTTGTTGTTACAGTAACAGGAGTTTCTGACGCTAACTGGCCTTCAGCAACAATACCTTCTTCTCCATAAGCAGATGAACAGTTTAATCCTCGTAAGAATCCTCCGCCTGATGTATAGAAAGATTTATCACAATAATATGTAAATACGGAAACCATTTCACCTCGGCCTCCGTTTAATGCCCAAACTCCTAAACCATCTGAATTAATCTGTGTAAAGTCGTTTGCAAGAATTGATCTATTACTTGTAGCAGTCGGATGTAATAATCCGTCAATTTTAATACCTACAGCATTATCGCTGAACGAAGTACAGTTTTGTATATAAGGCGATGTATTTGTAATTAATTCTTCAGGATCTAAAGATATCATAACGGCACCGTGGCCACCTGTGTAAGTAGCAGCACTGTGTGTTTGTAGGCCTGTAAATCCTCTAAATGCAAAATATTCAACGTTAGCACCATTAGCACATAAGAAAACATAACCAGCATTATTATTTTCTAAAGCTGTAACTGTTAAAATACAATTACCGCCTCCACCAATATCTATTGAGTCTAAAGTAATAGTATCATTCACAGCATATCCATATCCTCCGTGTACTACTGTAATTACTGGAAGAGATGAACCATCTTTAACAACAGTAAATCTAGCACCAGCTCCTGAACCTGATGTTGATGTTTGTGAAATATAAGTATATGATCCTGCTGTGCCACCTGTACCACCTGATGTTCGTGTAACAGTAGCAATAGTAGATGATGAGCCTGTTGCTGGCCTAATTTCTGTTGATCTTAAACTATCACCTCTAATTGTAACAAAAGCAGGAACACGTAAAGGTGTTTGTTCTCTATAAGATCCATTTCTTACATATAAAACATCTCCAGCATTTATTGATTTAACAGTAAAAGTTATATCAGTAGCTGGTGTGCCACCGATTTGAGCGAGAGGAATAGTTATTGTATTTCCTACTGTGTAATTTTTACCACCATTTGTTATGTCTATAACAGGTTGAGATGAACCATCAATAGTAACTCTTGCGGTAAATCCTGTTCCAGATCCACCTGAACCTGTTACATCATAAGTTCCTGCAATACCACCTGTTCCACCAGTGATAGTAGAAGTATCAAAATCTGTTACATCACCTTTACCACATTGAGTTAAAGCGTATGCAATTGTTTTAAAAGGTAATAATTCTGTTCCTGGATTTGAGTTATCTCCATCATTAGCAACATATAATATATTTCTATTTGTAGGATTTTTCCAAACAGGATCTAAACCGTTTGAAGTTAATTGAGAACCTGCAACACCTAGGGGTAAACGAGCAGCAGCTGAGGCGCTTCTTACAACAATATCTCCTCTTTGTTCTAATACCGCTTGACTATCGCCTTGTGCTAATATAGACCATTTTTCTGCGTCTGTTCCTGGCGTTACGTTTAAAAAATTGTCTGCGATAGCAAGATATGAACTAGCTGTATATGATACTACATCTCCTCTAAAGTAAGTTAATACGTTACTATACGCTCCTCTATAATTTATACCTTGAACAACTAATTGCCATTTTGATGAATGTGTATAAGGACTTTGAGCAGCTGTCGTATCTTCAATACAAACAAAAGAAAAACCTCCAAATATTACAATTTCTCCAGTTTTATAAGCTGCAACATTACTCCAAGTCCCTGCTGCTTTAAATCCAGGAACAACTAAATCCCAGTTTGCACCTGAAGCTAAAGGAGCTGCCTGGCCAGCTGCAACTTCTTGAGCGGCCACATAAGCATATCCACCATAAGTTACTACATCACCTTTTTGATATGCTGTGCCTGAACTCCAAGAATCTTCAAATTGTAATCCTTCTGTATAAGCAGAAAATTTTGTTTCATCAAAAGCTGAAGCACTTGCTGATGAAGTGTGAGCAGTTATACAAATCCATAAACTTGCTCCATATTTAACTACGTCATTTACTTTGTAATAAGTACTTGTTGCATAAGCGCCTTTGTAATCTGTAGCGTCAATATATAATTCAAAATTAGCAGCGTTTAATATTGCTACACCACTAACGGCCGCAGCTGAAGTATGTTGAGTTGTACAACGATATTGTCTTGCACCATATTTTACAACGTCATTTAATTTATAAAATGTAGAAGCCGCATAAGTGCCTTTAAAGAAAAGAGATTCAGCTTGTAATGACCAATAGTTTGTATAAGGGCCATCATAAAATTGTGCTTCCGTAGCAGATGAAGTAAAATTTGCTATGGCTACGTAAGTATTACCACCGTATTTTACTACGTCATCTATTAAATAACCAGTATTAGTAGACCAGTTACCTCGCCATTTAAATTTAATCCTACCTAGTTTAAAATCTGCCATTGAGAAACCTTAATTTATTCTACTATTTATAATCATTTTAATCTAACTTCTCCAAGTTGTTGCATTTACTGTCTGTGTACTCTCAAAAGTGCTAAAATCATCAGTTGCAATACTTGTTAAAGATTTAGCAAAATTCTCTCTTTTTACAAAGTAACCATTACTATCTACAAAATACGTAGCGTCTCCATCTTCAAATACGTACTGGTAATAAAAATCTGATGGATTTGCTTGTAATGTTTTGTCTATTTTACCAACGGCTACTTGTGCAAGATTTTTAGGTGCAATTTTAAATGTAACCGTAGGGCTTGTATAACTATATGTATTGTCTAATTGTTGTAAATTTCCATCAACAAAAACTGCAATTCTTGTACCATCTAATACAGGTGTTGACAATGTAAATGTTGTTGTACCACCATCTCCTACAAAAATTTGTGTTTGCCCTGCTTGTAATTTAATTATATCTTCTACGTAATTTTCATTTGTAGGTAATTGTCTGCCACCGTTTTTATCTGTAGGATTACCTGCTTCAAAATCAATTGAAACATTTTGGTTTTTATTATATTTTGTATAATATAACATTCCTTCAGCTGTGCGTCTAAGAGCGTGAAAAGTTTCCGTTGTTTGTACTGATTTTTCTGGTACTAAGTATCCTAATTTAGCCATTAACTAATCTCCAATATACTTGCAAAGGCTTCAACTTCTGGTGAAGATGAATCTTCGTTTGGTTCAGCAACAATTCTAATTATATCATTTGCTTCTAAGTTAATAGGTTTGTCCATTATTAAAGTATTACTTACATCTATTTCTAAAGATTTTCCTATATGATAAAAAGTTGTACCGCCATCTGTAGTAACTTTTACATCAACGTTGGCAACGTTTGTAGAGCTTTTATTTGAAATGTATAAAGCGTGTATAACGGCCACTGTGCCAGCAGGACAAGTATAGAAATTTGCACTAGCGTTATCAGAAGTAACAATTGTCATACCTGCATTTTTAAAAGAACTAGCCATTTTTTATATTATCCTCCAAACACAATAGAATATGCTAAAGCATCTCCGTCCATAGCCACTGTACCTGATTGATTTGGTAAAGTGATTGTTCGATCTGATGTAGGTTCTGCTACTGTTACAGTTGTTTCAAAAGCATTTTCAACATTACCTTCAAATATTAAATTTGCACCATTTAGTGTAATACTATTTGTAGTAACAGATCCTGAATTTGTAACGGCTTGAAGTGTTGTTGCACCTGCACCGCCCATTTCTTTGATTGTGCCATCGGCCTGCTTGGTGAAAAATTTACCATCAGGTATATTCATAGCCAATTCGCCTACTTCTAAAGTAGCTGCTGTAGGCACTGATGCTGGAACGGCTGATCTTCTAGGTTTAATTACTGTTATTACAGGCATAATATAATTATTTTCTCAAAATGTTTTTCAATTTATCTGTAAATTTGTAATTTAATCTTTCGTCTTTTTTACCAATACTATATCCAATTATAAATGAACCGGCCATAACTGTAAGTATTGCAATAATATGCCAAGCTAAAAATGCCATTAATATGTTCCTCCGTCTATTGTTGTTATAGCTACTGAACCACTTGTAACTAAAAAGTTTGCTGTAGGAAAATTAGCAATACCTATGTTTGTATCTGTTGCTAATTCTCCTGATATTGTAATTCTATTTTGTGATATAGATGTATTTACACCTTCGCCTGTTAAAAATTCTAAAGTATCTTCTAAATAAACTTGTCCTAATGTTGAAGATTCGTCTGATAATCTTATAAAAGGATTTGCAAGTTTATTTCTTGTAATAGAACCTGCTAACATTGCGTTTGTAACCCCTAATGCTTTTACATTTAATTGATCTGCTACAATTTCTATTGAACTATTATCTACCGCAACATCTATTTGATTACCAGTTTTTGTTAAAGCAGCACCTGCTGTAATTTGGCCTGCACCTGAAAATTGTGATA